GTCATCAAGATGCCCGAAAGTCTGCGACCACATTTGAAGAAAGCCTGCGAAGACAGTCAGTCTGGATTTGTAGTAGAGAGAAATGGCAGGCGGGTGCGCGAAATATATTCCCACTTCAAAAGGGTGGCTGTCTCTGCGGGGCTGAATGACGTGACGCCGCACATCATGCGGCACACCTGCGCTGTACACATGGTCAAGAACGGTGTGCCTATATACGAAGTGTCACGCTACTTGGGCCACAAGACAGTGGCAATAACCCAGAGCAACTACGCAAAGTTTGCGCCAGACTTTATGGAGAAGTCATCCGAGGTTGGGTCTAGCCTCATCTCTTAGTGAGGCACACCCAACTTCAAGAACCTCTCAGAGATTCTTTTAGCCCGGTTCGGAGTTTGCTTGTTCCATCTGCTGTCCAAAATCTCGACAGCCACGTCGTCCCATCTTCCGGCCTCGGCGAAGGCAATCGTCTTCTTGAACTGACTCAATCTTGGCCTCCCAAGTTGAAAGCACATGTTCGCAAAGCACCTCTGCGCTTCTTCGGGATAGGTCTCCCACCCTTTGAATATACGAGTGCAGTCTGCAATGCATGTTGCAACGTCCTCCTCAAAAACCTCTTTCACACGAGAGAAAGCGACGGGCGTACCCAAGTCTTTGCCGAACTCTGGGTCACCCCTTACAATAAGATGGCCAATCCCGAAAGTAGGGTGACCTTCGGAGCATAAATAAATTTCCTCCTTGCACCCTTCATCGACTGTAAGTTCTTCTCTCAACAGGTCTATATTCATTACCTTTCCTCCTCGACACGGATGCAAAGCAGTTCTTTGTTGAAGTTCTCTTGCTGAGTCAAATCAAACTCAGCCACCGTTGATTGAAAGTAGCACTGTGCCATCGTGTCTGTCTCCATCAATGGGGTGACATCAAAGTCATACGGCGTAAGTGCATGTACCAAAACCAGCACCCATACAGTTTTCATTTCTCGTGACCTAACCAGACAGCGAACGCCCCAGTCATAGCGCCCGTGACGGTAGCTGTCAAACTAGCGGCCTGTGTCGTCATCGCCTCCGGCGGCAGGCTTTGGAACCACCACAGTGTCTCCATGTACATCCAAGTCATTACCCCCATCATTAGTCTGGGTAGTATTTTCCACTTTAGAAATCTTTCCATTGTTAATTCGGCCACGGTTCTTCCTCGCTTGTTCCTCCGTTGTACGGTTGTGCATGTCCCATAAGTGCATGACGTACATTATTTTTTCCTAAATTTATCAAATCCGCGTAAACCGATGGCCGCTGAGATGACGCCTAAAACGGCACCTTGGTACCACGTCGGCATTTCACTAATGACATCGAAGCCACGCTTGGCTAGTTCGGGGTCAATCCATGCCATCACGCACGGAGCAAGCACGATGATGGTTACCACCTCGTCCTTCCATCCGTGCTTAGTGGACTCAGCCATGATGAGTTCCCACTTGCTGTCATGCATCGCTGCGTTTTTCATAACCTCTGCTTTCGCAGCGGCCTCTGTTTGCACAAGCTCTGCCTTTGCCTTGGACTTGGAGACCTGTCCCTCAAGAAACGTGCCAGCAAGGTTAGCTAGTGGTGATATTAATGCGGTCCACATTATGTTGCGTCTCCTCTTTCACACTTCCATCCTTGTATCCACACATGAGGGAACACAGTATTGATTTGTTGTTCCATCTCTGCCGCTCTTGCAACGCACTCCGGCTTCGTGAAGTAAGGGCCGTACTCATCATGCGCCTCGAAACATTCCGGCCTGCCCATCTCTATGTAGCAAGCTAATATTATTGCCATATACATCAGTTACTACCGCGTATCCGCTCCTTGAGACGTGTCATGTCGGACACAATGCGGTTCCTCTGTTTAATAAGCCTGTCGATGCGCTTTTTCTTTTCGTCTGGTTCCGCCCCACTAGTTTTGATACCGGCAATCTTATCGTTGATTTCGTTTAAGATTGTGTATTTCTTGTTGAGGGTTGCTCTTACAGCTAGAAGTCCACGATTTGCTCTCTTTAAAGCACGAGCTTCTTCGATATTCCCTTCTTCTCTTAACCTGTTGATGCCACGCAAAAGCTCGTCGGCTTCACGCTTCATCTCATAGAACTCTGAAAGATACCGATTTGATGGGTCAGCCGGGCGTTCTTTGACAAACCTTGAGATGCCGAGATTTCTTGCTGCCGTGTCAGCAACGCTGTTGCCAAACAGTCCAGCGGGTCTTTCAGGCACGGTGCCAAAGGTTCCAAGGACACTGTCCATGCCACCTAAGAACAAGCCGCCAAGAGAACCAAGGTAACCATTAACAAGTTGCTCGAACTCAATCGGGCTGATGCCCATCGCGGCAGACCCCTGACCAACGAGCTTGGCAAACTCTGATGTGGTGGAGTATGCCCTCATCTCCGTCGGAAGTCCTCGAACACCAAGGCTTTCAAGCTCACGACCACGGAAGAAGTCCCTGTTTGTGGCCACCTCTAGTATTGGACTGATTGCCTGTGGTATTGGATTGAACGAGAAGTTGTTGAGGAAGATTTGGCTGACCGCCTCTGCAACATATTCACCATCCTTGTTTCGGATGCCGTCGATAAACACCTCCGGTATTGTCGAGAAGATTGCACCAACTTCAAACGGCTTCGGTATCAGAAACTTTTTGTCACCTGCATAGATGATGTAATAGTTTAGCTTCCTGTGTAGAGGTTCTTTATCCCAGTCATCTTGTTGCGACATGATGGAGTACAGTCCAATAGACATTCCCATCAGAGCTAGGCCCTTGACCGCAGTCTTGCGCGCCGTTGCCTCTGTGCCAAATGCTGTCCCTGTTCTGTAAAGACCTTGTACACGGGCGTTGAGGAATGGGACGAGAGGTACAAGAAGGGCAAATGTCTGAGCCAAACCACCTTGCGGATTACCACGACGGCTGTAGTTAATAAGGTTCAGTGCCTCGTATGCTGCGTCTGCCTTGTCAGTCCCGCCCTCAACCAGACGACGATATATGGCTTCACGAGTTGCGAGTTCCGTTGCCTCACCCACATAGTTGATGCGGTCAACAAATCCAGCAAACATGTCGGTGAGTTTTTGCGGAGTATCAACAATCGTGTACCCCTCGTGACGACGATAAAACCTCTTCATCTTTTTGGCAAAGTCAGTGCTGCTTTCGCCAAAGGTGTAGCCGCCGAACCCACCTATAGTTTTCATCTCTTGGATAGTCTCTGTGTCTTGCAGAGCGTTTTTCAAACCACGGATGGTATCTACCATTGGGCGAAGCGGAGCGTCTGTCGTTACCACACCAGCCATGTCACCACGAATGAGGTTGGCAATCATAAAGGACGGCGTGATTGTAATGGCGTTACGGAAGAAGCGACCGATGTTCTGCATGGTGCGAAGCAACCCTTGCAGTTGGGTGGGGGTGAACGTCCGCATCGCGGTAATAAGTTCACCGTCTGTACCCACGTCGTAGAAAACAGTCTTGCCGTTCTCTCTGTATGTGAAGTGATTGTTGTTTTGCTGCGCCTCTTCCTTGGATATCTTCCTTGGCTTTTTATTTGTGCCGTAAAAATCAGTACGCTTGAGTTGCTCCACCACGTTAACGACGCGCTGCGTTGCTACGTTGCGCATACCTGCATGTACGATTGCCTGTGTGTTTGAGAAGATGTTCTCATACAGGTCACCAATGCGCTCTTCACCACCCTGTAGTTTTTGTAATACATCTCGTATCCGAGCATCGGGATTATCAAACGCTGAAGTTGAATTACGAGCGTACTCGTTGCCCCGCCGAACCTGACCGAAAAGACCTTCTGTGTACTGCTCCTCGTCGATGATGCGATAGAAAGGTACATAGTCAGCAGTGCCTATAAGTTTTTGTCTTTGCTCGCTGCTGATGGCACCGGAGTCTTGAAGAAATTTCATAAGTGCTTCGTTGAACCGCGTATAGTTGCGGAACACTGCGTCGAACTCTGGGTTCTCCCTGCCGTACCGCAAGCCCTCGGCGATATCAGCATCGCTCATCAGCTTCTCACGGCCCTCCTGCTTGAGGCGCTGGGCGCGTTGCGCATACACATACATCTGGAACTTAGCGTAGCGTTCGCCAGTTCCGATTGGCTCGAAGATTTGCTTCAAGCCCATAGTGTTTTCTGCAATTCCCACAGAGCCATCTGCGTTCAGCTTCGGTGCGCCGACCCGGCTGAACATCTCCATGCGGCCTGACATCTGCTGTGCCATCTCGGTAATCTTGAAAGCACCTTGTGCAAACGGCAGGTAGCGACGTATGGGTTTGCCGTCCGCGTCTTTACGGGTTCTTTCAGAAAGCTCAAGCTCACGCCTTGCGATAGGCGCTAGGCCATGCACAAACTCGTTGATGAACCTACGGCCCTGTCCCTTGAGGAATCCCTCTTCGTTGCGCGCTCTCCATACGAAATTGCTGACACTGTCTAGTACGCCTTGCGTCTCTGGGTTGGCGAGGGTACGCCTCATCCCCTCCGTTGTTCTGTAGTCTCCTGCTGAGAACCGGATTGACGCTTCCTCACCGCTAGCCTTGCGAGTGCGTCCCCCAGCCTTTCTATCTGCTTCTCGGATAGCTCGTCTGACATCGTCAAATCGGCCTCTTCCGTCCACGGAGCGTAGCCCTGTTTCTCCATTTATTAACTCCTCATATACATCTTCATAGGACTGATTAAGTCTTTCTTCCTGACCACCCTCACGAAGCAGGGAGTACAAGTCTTTCTCTGGATACCAGACGATTGCTTGCAGGTCTGCCGATGTTACGTTGATACCGTTCTCTGCAAGAACCTCACGAGCGCGGCCAATGACAGAGCGTATCCACTCTCGCTGCGCGCCACTGGTCGGCGCATCAATCGTGGTCAATCCATTTGTTACCGCACGAGCCGCCTCACGCATAGCCGGGGACTTCTCCATCTCTCCAGCTTCGATGGCGTCTCGATTTTCTGCATAGAACCGCTCACCCATGTTGAACACACGACTGACCGTATCGAAAGTGTATTGCTCGTCTGAACCATAACGGTCCGGGTCAAACTCAATACCTTCCTTACGCATCTCGGCGGCAAGATTTTCGATGTTCTCTTGCAGCTTGGGCTTGCCAACCAGCACGCCAGTCATGCGTCCCCAAGTGCGCATGAACCACTTGTCAATAGTAATTGGGTCGAAGTTACCCATCAGGTTCTGGTAAAAACCTTGACCAATCTTCGGCCCAAACACTGCCGAACCATACAGGGAGGCAGTCATGTTCTCACCAGACAGTGTCACCCCGCCCTTACCCACCGGGATGCCAGCATCATCAAGTGCATCCACGAGTTCCTTTTTCGTGTATTGTGTCGTAAGAAAATCTTCAAAGCGGAAGTTGCTGCCCTCTTTGTCGAAGGCTTGGATGAGCCGGTTCGCAAGACGGAAGTTGCTGCGGATGGCGCGAGATGCAGTGCCTTCACCGAACACCGGGAACCGTCCGTTCTGACGCCAGAACTCATAAGCAGCGAGACCGATGTCCGCGTTGCGAGATACCCGGATACCCTGTGATGTCAGCGCCAGTGACAATGCGAATGCTGAACGGTGACGGGAGTCCGTGGCAACCTCAGGATACAATTGTGCCACTGCGTCGATTGCTGCCTGCACGTTCTTTGAATACCAGTCAGACGCATTTGTATCAGGGTTGTTCTGCATCGCCGCCGCAGTCTCAGCGGCAATGATACGCGCCAGCATCTCGTCTGTTTCTGGATTGGGCGACGTGATTGTGCCGATGAGCGCACGAGCTTTGTTTTGCAGTGACCTGCCAATCTCACCGACGTTACGTCCCTGCGCGCGGAGCTTACCATCAGGTCCCTCAACCGTATCTCGGTCTGGAATTTCAGGCTTGTAGTCTGGGTTATAGAGCATGTCCAGCGCAGACAATGCCCTCATCATGGGGTTCAGTCCGAACCTGCTTGCGATACCGTCGTTCGCAGGATTGGCAGGCACTTGCGATAGGTCAGCGACCCTGTCCATTCGCAGTGACGCCTCTCCAAACAGGTCAAGCTGTACTTCTGTACCGGGAGAAACGCTTGGAACTTTAGGCTTCCGGGTCAGAATAACGGCACGGTCTCCCTGTTGGAAAATTTCCGTTCCATTGAACTCTGGGAACACACGTTGAAACTCCGGTGTCCTTGCCAGAGTTAAGTATATTTTTTGTTTTTTGTCGCTGTTGCCAGCAAAGTGCAGGGCGTGTATGGCCTTTTCGTCGTCTCGGCTACCGCCAATCTTGTACCCCTGACTTTCCAGCGCGTCTAAATTTTTACGAATACCGGCAATCACCGACGCAAATATTTTTGACAAACCTGCACGGGATGGTCTGACTGAATCTCTCGCGCTGAAGTAATCATCAAGGGTGAAGTCAATTTGAACCGAATTTATGTATTGGTCAGTCGAGTTAAAGTCATCTGGGAGAAACTTATCAAGGTCCACTTTCCTTACGCCCGGTCTATCAAGGTCGAACAACATTCCAGCTTGCTGATTTGCGTAAACCTCAACCTTTCTTGGCACCCGAGTGCTTGTTGGACGGCCCTGATTTGCTGCCATCTTAGGACCAATCGTTTCCATAGCTGTTTCCAGCCCATAGAGAGAGACATTCTCCACGACCTCTGTAAGGAGGAAACCTTGTGCCAGCCCGTCCTTATAATCTGGAATGCTGGCTATCATATTACTGTATTCAGATGAAAAAACAGGTTTGACGATTATGTAATTTTGGTCCGGGATGTCTTGGTCTCGGTCAAAGTTGAGGGTGTACAAATCTTCGTAAGAAGTTTGTGGCCGTGACTCTCTTCCACCCACACCAATCGCAATCGCGTATGCCCCATCACTGCCTGTGTACCCAGCCATCGGCCCTTCAAGTGTGAGTTCTCCTATAGGGCGGTTATTATTTCTGAGACTTACTACTCTGTGCTTTTGCAAAAGCTCGTGAGCAAACTCTCCCCACTTGGCTCTCAACGCTGGCGACATTCTATTGTCCATCGTGGGACTGTAAGCAGCGAGTGTATTGTTCAGGAGTTCTGTAAACTCTAAGTACTTCTGCTTTACCGAGTTAGCAATTCCGCTGCCGTCTGAAAATGTGTGGTCCATCCAGCTTG